CCCCACTGCCGATGGGTATGCAACAGGCGCAGGCCCAGCAGCAACCACAAGCTGGCGCAGCTCCTGTAGCTGCTGCTCCGGCACAGAAAGCAGCTAATGTTTCGCCTATGCCGGCGGGCGCTCAAGCTACGAAACCAAGTGCGCCCGCTGTTGGAAGCAAGCCGGGCCTCAAACCCATCAAGCCCATGGCGGCCAAGGGTACGAACCCGATGTTTAATCCCATTCAGTCGTTTGGCGGGCTCAGCTCCAACGGCGATATCAATGGCAATGCTGGCTTGGGTGTAAAGAACTCTCCTGATAGCCTGAAGAGCGCCGGTGTCGCAAATATTCTGGAAGCCGCGCGTAAAGGCCTTGGCACGTATGCAAGTCGCCTCACGGGCAAATCAATTTTGCCGTTTGAACACAATTTACATTTAACAAAAGACTTAGCGGACAATATTCATCCCAAGACGTATACCAGAACACCTCAAATCGAGACGTTGATGCGCGGTGTTTCTGATAGCGGCGTAGGCAATGCTGGCGGCGCGTCAACAGCAAGATCTCTTGGTGGTGGGTTATCCGAGCAAGTGTGGGATTTTAATCACGCCGCGCAACGTAAGTTGTGGAACGAGCAAAACGCGATTAAGAAAACACGGTTTGGTACGGGGCTTGGCGCGGCAGCCCTTGCGGCAGGTATAGCCGAAACACCGCGCTCAAATAACTCAAAGCCCGCCGATGATAGCCTGAAGAGCGCTGCTGCAAGTACACCGTGCTCGTGTGGCTGTGGCGATACTGTTAAGACATGCAAGTGCGGCCCTAGTTGCAAGTGCCGTAAGCCGGGCGGATCTTGCTACAAGCCGGCTGATGAGAAAAGCGCTGCGCTGGGCTTGTGGGATCGTATTCGTATGAAGAAAGAACGGGGCGGCAAGCCAGCCAAGCCGGGCGACAAGGATTACCCTGACACAAAGAGCTGGAAAAAAGTTACAGATATCAGTGAGAAGCAGTCGGGCTCTCCGGCGTGGCAGCGCAGTGCTGGTAAAAACGAAGAGGGTGGATTAAACGCCAAGGGCCGCGCTTCATACAACAAAGCTACTGGCGGCCATCTCAAGGCGCCCGTGACTGAGAAGCATCCTACGGGGAAAGCCAAGAAGCGTAGGCACTCTTTCTGCTCGCGTATGTGCGGTATGAAGAGCAAGAACACAGGCTCCAGCACAGCCAAAGACCCAGACTCGCGTATTAACAAGTCGCTGCGCAAGTGGAACTGCAAGTGCTCTAGCGCTGCGCAGTTTGGCGTAAAGCTGGCGGCGACACTGGCTGACGCACACAAAGGCATCAGTGATTTTATGCGCGGCGACGACAAAGGCTTAGACCAACGCTGGGGTTTATTGGGCGCGCCGCTTGTAACAGCGCCGGCAACATTGGGGTCGAAGTTGTACGCCAGCACCCTCATGCCGTTAATGGGAAAAAATCCGGGCGCTCCGGGCGCACATGACGCGTTAAAAAACTTTGCCACAGCCAACAATATCGGCGTGCACGACGTTAGCGACGTGGCCGACAGCATTCGGATGCGAGGCGAAATGGCCGAAAAGTTTATGAAAAACAGCCCTATAGCAAGCGCATTGAACAAATGGCAGACGAACGCCGCGGCAAACGCAATTGAAAGCCAGCCCGGATTTTATACGCCGAGCGCGGGCGGGCACCGTGTATATCTAAATAAGAACTGGAAAAGCCCGGGTATTTTGGCGCACGAAATCGGCCACGCGCTGGGTGGCAAAGGCATGATTGCGGCAAACGTAGTGGGCAAGAAGGCGCCGGGACTAGGGATACTTGGCGCGTTGTTCTCTCGCGATGAGAACAACTCCCGCAACATGGCGTTGGGCGGCACAGTTGGTTCTTTGCCCATGATGGCGTCTGAAATTGATGCCAGTCGACGAGGCGCGAACATCATGAAAAACTTAAAGCTCAAGGGCCGGATGGGCGCATATATGGGCCTGCCTACATATGCAGCGCTGGCCAGTACGCCCATGTTGGCGCACTACGGCAAGAAATACTTCGGCGGTTTTGACAAGAAGTAGCCGCTAATTAGTTATCAATATCAGCGCCCCAAAGTCTAGACTTATACGTATGGAGTAAGCGTATGCGTGACTTTTTAACGGGGGTGCTGGCATGGATGCTGCAATTATTATTCTCCGCCGCGTGCTTCTAATCTTCTTTTGCTTAATAGCTAGCTCTGGCGGCCTTGTTACAGCCGGCACCCGAGATCCCGAGACTCCCGACGAAAAGTACGTAGAGTTTGGCAAGAAGTTTCCGTTTGTGAGAAAAATTAGGGCTGTAGAGCGCGCCCCCAAAGACCCCAACGCCGTGCATGTCTTTTACGGCTCGGCTGTAATGATTAAGCCGCACTGGGTCATCACCGCGGCGCATGTCTTAATCGACGTAGACCAGCCGACTATTCTGGGCGACGAGCTGGATCCCGTGGAATACCCCATCCAGCACACTATTTCTCACCCCAAGTTTGACGACGGCAAGAATGGCTACTACGACCTAGCTCTTTGCTATTCAGCGAAAGACTTGGGGTTAGACTTCTACCCAGCGCTGTACACAGAGCACGATGAGCTGGGAAAAGAAGCTACGCTGGCTGGGTTTGGCTTTCAGGGCACGTTTCATACTGGCATGGTGGAGCAAGACGGCAAGCGCAGGGCCGGGAGTAACAAGATTACAAGCCTAGAGCGCTCGGTGCTGGTGTGCGACCCCAGCATGTACCAAAAGACTGTACTAGAGTTTCTTATTACACCGGGTGACTCTGGCGGCGGGTTATTCATTGGCAATAAGTTAGCTGGGATCCACTCGTTTCTTATGGCCAGTGATGGCAAGCCCAATGGGACGTACACAGACGAGTCGGCGCATACCCGTGTTAGTTTGTACGCAGATTGGGTAGAATCACAGATCGAGCAGTATGAAAAAACTCACCAGAGCCCGGCCGCACCATGAAACATCTTATGTTGGATATACTTCTGACCGCGGGTTTGACCGGTTTTGTGTTGTGGCGCTGGTCGATGCTTCTGCCCCGTGTGCTGCGCGCTGTACAGCCTGTAGCGTCGCAAGTATTTGAGAAACAGCGAGAATTAAACGAATTGCAAGAATTGCTCGACAGCCCCACGCGCTAGGCGCCAGTTATTTACAGGCTTTAGATGTCACATACAGATATCATTGCGAAAGCGGCTGGAAGTGCGTGGGCGAAGCGTGCCGCTGAAAGTACACAGCCTGACATCGCCGACAAGTTCCAGCCAGACTACACGCCAGAACAGCTGGAGCACTTGGGTGTGTACGACGCGCTGTATCGAAACCAAGGCCCCAGACTGGCTAGCCTAGGCGAGTGGAAGCCCGAGTGGGTATCTGAGCATGACCCGAAGGGCTGGGCGCAGTGGTACAAGCGCTACGCCGCTGGCAGGCGTATTCCAGAAGAAGACGAACGGCAGATCAAGCGTTGGGCGAGCTTCAAGGCCAGACATGGCGGGCCCTTTGTCAGTAACCCCACGCCCCGTAGAGGCTGGGCTTTACGCAACTGGGGAATTGACCCTGCGAAATTGGTCACGAACGACGCGCGAAATGGTGTAGTAACCATGCTCGACGAGTATCAGCGCAAAGCTATGCAGAAGTATGTGCAGGGTTTAAGCAAACAAGCTGACTTACCTGCGGCGCACCCTGCTAACTCGTTTATTGCGCAAGCTGAATTAATGGGTTCTCGTGGGCGCGCAAAAATGTTTGGTCGACCTGAACCAGACAGGGATTATGACTACATTGCGTTTTCTGACGACCCGACACAGCAGGAAAATATGCGCAAACAATTAGAAACATTGATTGCGCAGCATGGGTACAAGCGTAAAGAACGGCCGGGCGGTTTTCTTACAGCGTCTGGCGATAACATGGATCTGAGCTATTACCCAATTGCAAAGCGCAATGCTATTCATAAAGCTTGGGCGCTGCAGGAAGGCGGTATGTCAAAAGATGACGCGTGGGCGCAGGTTGAAAAACAAGCTGACTTGCTTCCCGGCATCCAGCTGCAAGACCACCAGCAGCGCATCTCGGACCGTGTGACCAGCGACAACCCCCGCATGTTGGTCTATCACGGCTTAGGGTCTGGCAAGTCTCTCTCGGCCCTAGCTGCCGCTGAAGCTGCCAAGCGTAAGTTTGGCGGGAACTACGGCATCGTGGCGCCGGCTAGCTTGAAGGGCAACTTCGAGAAAGAAATCAAGAAGTTCACTACGAGCAATCCCGAGGTTATGTCTTACACGGGGCTTGGGCTGGGCAAGCATTTTCAAGAGCAGCCTGACACGCTGATCATGGACGAGGCGCATAGGCTAAGAAACCCCGGCGCTGCTAGCTCTCAAGCTGCTGCCCAAGCTGCAGCAAATGCCAAGCGCTTGTTATTACTCACTGGTTCGCCCGTCACCAACGAGCCTAGCGACATGGCTAACTTACTGTCGCTTATTCATAACAAAAACATCACGCCCGACGAGTTTAACAAGCAGTACGTGGGCCAAAAGACAGTCCGGCCGGGTATCATGGGCTGGCTCAGGGGCGCGCAGCCGGGGCATAAGACTGTAGTCAAGAACGAGGCTGAGCTGAGAAAGCTTTTAGCGCACCATGTAGATTACCAAGCGAGCAAGACCCCAGAGGGCGTGAATGTCAACGAGCAGACCGTGCGCGTCCCCTTGAGCGCAGAGCAGCAGAAGATTCAGAAGGCTATTCGAACCCAGATTCCGCCGGGGTTCCTCTGGAAGCTTGACAATGAATTCCCACTTTCGCGCGAGGAACTGTCAAAACTCAACAGTTTCATGACAGGAATGCGCCAAGTGAGTCTCTCAACGCAGCCGTTTAGAGCAGACAAAGACCCGGGCAAGTCTTTTGCGCAGAGCGCTAAGCTCCAAGAAGCTTTTAAGAACCTCCAGACTACGCTCAAGAGTGACCCACGTAAGAAGGCTATTATCTACTCTAATTTTGTAGACTCTGGGTTAGCCCCGTATGCTAGTGCGCTAGAGAAAGCCAAAGTTCCCCATGGGTTCTTCCACGGCGGTGTTTCTCCCAAGGCCCGCCAAGCAGCTGTCGACGCCTACAACGCCGGCAAGCTCAGGGCGTTACTCATTGGCCCAGCCGGCGCCGAGGGTTTGTCTACAAAGGGGACTAGCCTGATTCAACTCTTGGATCCCCACTGGAACGAAACCCGCTCCCAGCAAGCCCGTGGTAGAGGCTTGCGCTTTGACAGCCACGTAGGGCTGCCAGAGGAACTCAAGAACGTCGCTGTTCAAAGATATCTAAGTAGCTCAGAAGACCCCAGTGTTCTTGGCAAGCTTATGGGCTACAAGCGCGAGCGCACTGGTGACGAGGTATTAGAGCGCCTCACGGCCGAGAAAGAGCAGGCCAACGAGGAATTCAGGCGTATTCTGCGCGAAGAGGGCAGTAAATACAAAGACAAAGAGAAGCTCGCAGCTCTGTTTACACCCATGAAGTTACAGTCCACAAGGCTGGCCAAGAAGCTCAAGAATTTGAAGCTTCGGCCCAGTGCTGTTAAATTAGTGGGACGCGCAGCTCAGCCAGCTCTTGCAAAAGAGTCCGAAACAGACACTTCCGACCAGCCCGAGAATAAATAACTTAATACAGGTGCTTGTATGATGACCCCCCAGCAGTTTGGTTCGCTCGTTGGTGATCAGATGGGCAAAGACGCTGGCGCTGTTGCTCCAAAGAGCATGCCAGTTGAGGCGCTGAAGATGGTGGGCAAGGCTGTCTATCACACGCCACGATCGCTGAAGACATTAGCTGCTGGTGGCGCAGGTGGTTACGCACTTGGGCACAATGCTGGCGAAGCGTCTGGCATGGAGCAGGGCAAAGCTGAAGCTGCTAAGAACCTTGCAGAGCGCTTGCTTGGGCAGCCAGCAGCTGGCGTGAAGACCGCCGGGCCGATTTCTGAAACACTTGGTTTCTCGTCGCCCGCCAACATCCTTGGTGGTGCCGCCGCGCTCATGACGCCGACGCGCAGCCTTGAGCAGCAAGCTAAGTTTGACGCAACTGATAACGCAGGTCGCGCAATAGCCAATGCCGTCGTGCCGGGTTACGGCGCTTATAACATGTACAAGCGCATGGGCTCTAGCGTCCGCAGCCCCGAGATGAAAGCGATGCAGGCGAAAGCAATGCAGCCACAACAGGCGCCCGTAGCAGCACCTGCTCCTGCGCCCACACCCGCACCAGCGTCACCGCTGCCGGCTGGTACTGGCCACGGCGGCATGATGGGTGGCGGCGGGCCAATGTCTATGTCACTGGCTGGCAAGCAGGCCGGCGCCATCAACGAGCTGCTCTCTGAGTTCGGCGGTCGCGCAGCGCAGGGCTTAAAGACGCATGCCCGGCCTATGCTGAACAAAGCTGTTGAGGGCGTGAAGACCTACGGCAAGCGCATGATGGGCGATAGCACACTCAAGCCGCTCTATCAGCGTGCCGATTTGGTAAACGACATGACTGATAGTTTTAAACTGCCGGCCATGGGGTCTGGGGCGCGGGGTGTGGGTTACGAAAACTATCACAACTTACTCACTAGCGGTTTGGACGCGAGGAAGGCCATTGCCAAAGAGCGCAACGCCATTGATCTGACGCGCAATCTGACAACAGGTGCAGGTGTCGCTGGCACACTCGGCGCGATTGGTTTAATGGCTCGGCACAACAATGCGCAACCCAAGCAGGCCAACGATCAGGCCGCGTCGTTAGCTACTTCCCTTGCGCCGTATACAGCGTGGGGCCGGGGTTATAACTTCGGTACCGACACCACGAATCAGCACCATCAGAATGCACTGGCCGGCGGTGCTCTGGTCGGCGGCGTGGCGGGATTGGCCACGGAAGCCATGCGGGAAAAGACCGAAGAAGAGAAGAAGCAGTCGATCCTGCGTAAGTTCCTGCGCTATGCCGCAACGTCTGGCGCTGGTGCTGTGGGTGGTGCTGGCGCTGGCGGGCTTATGGGCGCTCTGACAGCTCCGGGCAAGCTGCGCATGCACGACTCTTTGGCCGCGAAGCTTCCCGCTGACTTCACTAGCGGCAAGCTAGAAGCCAAGGGCCTGATGGGCCTTGGGCCAGTAGGCGAAGCTAAATAACATAACCAGCCCATTATCTTCTCCCGGCCCTGCACAGGGGTTACTGGCACGGATGCCACCGGGAGGGATAACGTAGCTGTATCTTAGCGCCTGACAAAGCTGCTTTTTGCGTGGCCATTACCGGTGTGATTGCGCCTATACTCCGGCGTCTCTTGCAGCGAGAAGACAAACGCTTCTTCGCCCGTGACAGCGGACATGTCATGGTGAAAGCACTTTACCGCGACATTAGAAGCGTGCTCGACAATAGAAGTCAGCGCGGCTCTATTGGCGGCGATGATTCTTGCCCGCATGGCTTTGAACATAACCCGACCGGTTTCGTCATGAAACCCGTCAGGCGCCAAGATCTGAAGTTCAGCTTGTGTAAACGTGTTCTGTGTAACTATCACAGCCGCCGCGGGAAGCATATGGACTTCGATATGCTTGGGGCCGCGGTTAAATAACTCAGAATAAAACTTTGTGAAACTAGCGCCTATCTGGGCTTCGACTTCGCCTTGAGTACGAGAGAGTGACATAATAGTAATCGTTTTTTTTAGTCATGGGTGTCGCCTTGATCCTGTGGCGTGGGGCTCCTTTAATCTTGTCTATCGCTGACGTGATGTGTAGCGCGGCATTTCAGGCCGCTCAGTACCATCGCTCAAAAGAGGTACCTTGTCAAGGGGGTGTGTTTTTTCCAGCAAAATAGGCTAGAAAATGCAAGGGGGGAGTGGTCAGCCCCGCGGTTTTGCAGACAGCAGCGCGTGATCTTGGGCCTGTCCTGTATAATCAAGCTTGCTGTGGCATGGATGCCTACACAGGAGCTTAGCATGGCGGCTAAATTCAAGACGTATCAGGCCCTGTTACGCATGCTCAAGCAGGACTGCCCCGTGGCGTTCCCTGTGAGCGTGCGCCGGGTACAGCTCTCTAAGTTAGAGGGCCGATGCTGGAAACACGGCAAAAAATTCCACATCCAGATTGACCGAAATTTGGACGAAGGCCGCGCCATGGACGTCTTGGTCCATGAGTGGGCGCATGCTCGGGCGTGGAACCACATGCTGGACGAAGCCAAAGACGACGCCGCGTTCAATAAGTTAGCCCATGACGCTGCGTGGGGAGTGGCTTACGCTGACATATACGTTCAGTATGAGCGGCACTTCACGCACGCTGCAGCAGTGCAGTGAGCAAGTACAAGCCGCTGTCCCGAGAACAGCTCTTAACGTACGGCAAATGCTGTGGGAACAAATGTAAGAACTGCCCATATTTACCCAAGCACAAAGCTGGCAGCAAAAAAGTCGGGGCGCGCATGCAAGAAATCCCAACAGACTACGCAGCTTTGGGCCTGCGCTTATATAGCGAATTTATTAACGCGAGTGAAGAGCAGCACCTAGTCGCGCGATTTAGTGCCGGCACACCCCGTAATGCACAGCCCCGGGACACTAACAGGCAGAGCATTCGGCGCTACGGCTCTGACAAGTCGTACGGCTCTTACATGTTGGCTGATACTATTCCAGCTTACCTACAAGCGCTGTGCGACAGATTGCTAGAAAATAAGCTGGTCAGTGTGCTGCCTGACTCTGTCTCTATCAATGAGTATTTACGGGGCCAGCATATTCCACTTCATATTGATAACTTAGCCAGTGGCCGCGTTATCACTGTCTTAAGCGTCGAGTCCCCGGCGACAATGATATTTGTACGGGACCAAGAACGTTTCACAGTTGAGCTGCCGCCCCGAAGCCTTGTCCAGCTCCACGACGAGATTCGCGCTAACTGGCAGCACGCTATTGCGCCCGTAGTGAGCCGTAGATACTCCCTTGTCTTTCGCTGCAGCTGTGACGGCCATGCTTGAATTCTTAATTAGCTTGCTGCCCATCTCGTGGCGACCCCGGCGTATTCTGGAATTACGCCAGCGGGCGAGTCAATGGCGGGCTGTACGTGAAGAGCACTTACACAAAGAACCAGCGTGTATGGCATGCGGAAGAACGGCTAATTTAGAGGTGCACCACGTGATTCCTGTAAGTTTCGACGAGACAAAACAGCTTGACCCAAATAACTTAATCACGCTCTGCGCCAGCCCGTGTCACATTGTGTTTGGCCATTTGATGTCGTATCATTGCTACAATAAAGACGTGCGCAAAATGGCCGCTGAATATAGAAAAGCCATAAGTAAGCGGAAGTGCCTGAAGCCGCACGAAACTCGGTAAGACGCGAAGTACGCCATGCCCCACTCTGACTTAAACCCGTACGCGTTTGGCTATGCCGTGGGTACGTACACGTCGAAGCAGGCGTTTGAGCTGAACAACTTAAATCCATTTGATAGCAATAACGCAGTGGCTCGTGGCGTGGGATACATGATTCCCGGCGTAGGAACAGCCTTGGCCGCGCAGGATTTGTATCACAATGTGAGTCAGGGCAACGTGCTGGGCAGTATTGGCTCTGCCGGCATGATGGCGCTTGGGCTGATTCCGGGAGCTGGCTTATTGGGCGGCGCGGCGAAAGGCCTTGCCCGCGGCGGTCGTGCCTTGATGGGTGGCGGCCGCGTAGCGCAAACAGTTGGCAAGGGCCTGACAGCAGTGGCAGAAGGCGGCATGGCGGCGTCTCGGGGCATGGTCGCAGCGAACCGGGGCGCCAAGGCTGTGAATACCACAATGTCGCAGGGCCTTCAGAAGATCTCGCCGCTGTCGCAAACCAGCTGGAAGCAAATTGGGCCGATGTCCGTGCCCATGAATCCGCTCAAGTCCACGGCCAATGCTATTAAGAACAATCCGCTGCAGACCATGGGTATGACCATGAGTTCGAGCCCGCCAGCAGCGTCGACACCGGCAGCTACGCCGGGTGTTGCACCCAGCGTCGCGGCGCAACTTCCTATGACACCGCCGCCGCCACCGCCACCTATGCCGGCTATGCCCAGTGGCCCCTTTCGCCCCCAGCCTCTTGTAAACTTTGCTAATTAAATATCAGGAGAAGCACCATGTTGCCCGCAATGACGCCTATTGAGTTTGGTTATTACACGGGCGCTACAGCCCAAGAGAAGCAGGCGTTTTTGGGCGCATTGGCCAAGGGTGTCGGCCGGGCAGCCAACACGGGCGCGCAGTATTTAGTCAGTGGCGCATCGCACGCAGCGACGGGGCTTGGCGCTGCAGCGAACGCGGTTGGTCAAGGTGCGCGGGCTGCTGCGGGCGGCGGTATGCAAGCAGGGCAGGGCTTATTAAGCAGCGGGCAGGCGCTATCGCAGGGCGCCGCGCTCCACGGTGCTGCGGGCGGCCTCGCCGGCCGCGCCATGGACACCGCCGGCGACGTGCTGACAGGCTCAGGCGCTGCAACGCGATTGGGTAGCCGGGTATTGGGTGTGGCGGGCCAAGGTGCGCAGCTTGCTGGTCAGGGCGCCAACATGCTGGGCCAAGGCCTTGCGAACGCTAATAAAACTACTGCGGGTCGGGCTGTAGCTGCTGGTGGTATTCTGGCTGGTGGCGCCGCGGCTGGCCACGCGGCTGGCTTGGAAGCCCGCTCGCCGGTCACGATGCAGTTCCATAACCCAATTGGGTTTCGTAAATAAAGCGGTGCCGTATGTGCCCATGCTGTAACAGCGAGCTAGTGGAGCGAAGAGGCAAAATGATTTGTCCGGCGTGCCACACCATAGTAGAGACATGTTGCGAAGGCGGGCGCTGTACGTACGAGCATGAGCAAGACCAAGTGACGTTAGAGCGGTGGAAAGAACTTACCCGGGCAAGCGCTCAAAAGTACGCAACTTGGTGTAACAAAACCGCGAATTAAAAGATTTTGAGCAGAGGTTTCGTAACACCTGTGACAAAACATCGGTACTTGTTGTTCAAGACCGACGTTTTGTCACACTTTGATAGCTAAAAAAAGGAGCACTTTGTGGCTGAGCCCAAGCGGTTTGTTTTGAATGCCGAGCAGCGCCCGTACGCAGAACACATATGGGGCAGTGAAGATTACATCTGGAACGGCAGGTATTGCGGCAAGAAAATCAAAGTCAACAAGGGCAAAACCAGCGAGTGGGTCTATCACAAAGTAAAAGACAAAGTGCTCTATGTGGAAAAGGGCAAGATTTTATTAAGCTATGGGTGGGACGATAACGAACTCACTGCGGCTACGTTAACCATGACGCCTGACATGGCGTTTCATATTCCTCCGGGAATGTGGCACAAGTTTCAAGGGCTCGAAGAAGCGCAGATGTTGGAGCTGGGCACGCACCACAGCGAAAAAGATGTCATTGGTGTGAATGACGCGCCCACTGACGCAGATTTAAATAACTCATGAAAGAACCCCCAATGAATCACTTTGAATTCGGTTTAGCGGTCGGTGTGATGACCAAGAGTGCCAATCCCGGCGCTACAAATAGCGGTGGCTTAATGGGAAACATTGGCCACATGGGTAACCAGCTCATGGGCGCATGGAATAGCATGCCGGCTGAGTCGCGTACAGCTATTGCTGCTGGCGTACCCGCTGCGCTGGCTGGTTTGTATTTACATCACAGGGGCAATACCACAGCTGGCACAGGGCTGGGCTTGGCTGGCTTAGCCGCGGCTGGCGTTGGGGCTGCTCATGCTGGCATGTTCGGTCAGGGCGCACAGAAGTTTGTAGCGCCGCACGTGAAGAATATCAGTAACATGGCCTCGCAGTTCATGGGCGGCCAGCAGCAGAACCCGATGGCGGCCAACCACGAGTACGGCCAAGCGATGCAGGGCCATCTTGAGAACCAGCTGCAGAACGCCAGCGCCACTCCCGCCATGAAGGCCGGCGCCTATATTGCCGAGAAGCTAGCCGCTGGGCGGTGCTGGAAGGGTTACGAGCCAGTACCGGGCAAGGCGCCTTACAGCAACGACTCTTGCCGGCCGGCGGGAAAGAAAGCCAAGAAGAAGAAAACAGAAGAGAAGACTGCGGCCAAAGATTGCGGCTGCACTTCCATGACAGAAACTCCGTCGAGCCGGGGCACGACCAAAAAAGTCAACGACGAGCAAAAGAGCACTGACAGCCCCAAGCCCGAAGACGCTGGCGCAACGCAATTGGCTAAAGCATCGCAGGCACCCGTGCCGCAATCAGTTTCAGTGTGGGGCGGTACGCTGCCAAAGACGCAGACGACGGCCAAACCCGCTGCCAAGCCGGCAATCCCGAAAAGCGTGTCTGCGTGGGGCGCAGCGCCGTCTCATGGCCCATCGGGCTACATAGACAACCAAGCTGCCCGGTCGTGGGGAGGCATGTGATCTCCAGCATTGAAATAACATAATCCCGTTCTAGTCTCAGCCATGGAAGGCGTGTTAACTATATGGGCAAAAAGCCGCAGACCCCGAAGGTCGCGAATCGGGCCAAGAAACGTCAAGAAAAGCAGAAGCAAGAGAAAGTAGTTGTTTACCAGCCAGTTGAGATTGAGTGGCGCACATCTGGCCAAAAGCGAGCGTGGGAACTTCTTCGTGACCATGACGTGAGCTTCTTACTGGGCTCCGCTGGATCTGGTAAGACGTTCTTAGCCATGGCGTACGCGATTAACGCTATTTTGTCGCAGACGCACTCTAATATCATTCTTACCCGGCCCATCGTAGACGCCGGCGAAAAGCTAGGCTTTTTACCGGGCACGTTCGGGGACAAAGTCAACCCGTACATGCAGCCGTTGTTCGACACCATGGACGCGCTTTTGGGTAAGTTCAGCTCCAAGCGCGAAGTCATTAACAAAGCGGTGTCATTGGCGCCGCTGTGCTACATGCGCGGCAGAACGTTCAATGACGCCGTGTGTATTCTCGACGAAGCTCAGAACGCCACGTATACGCAGCTGAAACTCTTTCTTTCTCGCTTTGGGCGTAACACCAAAGTAATTATCACCGGTGACTTGCACCAGAGCGACTTGCCTTTCTCGCCGGCGCCTCTTGGCGAAGTGGTGGAAAAACTCAAGGGCACAAACGGCATTGGCATGCTGCAGTTTAACCACGGCGATGTAGTTAGACATCCGCTTGTATCAGCGATCTTGAAAAAGCTGTAGTTAAATCTTGACCTCTTTTCAGGGGGGTCGTAGACTGCTCGCACTTCTAGCGCGCGGCAGGGTTACCATATGGGCTGGCTTGTCAACAACGCCATGGTGTGCAAGTCCTACGGCGACGTGTATTACGACCAGATTATTCAAGAAGAAACGCCACAAGCTAAACGTTTGGCCGAGTATCTCACAACAAAACTGCTGTAAAGGAATTGCGCAATGACACTTAGTCAGTTTTTAGAGATCATGAACGGAGACTTAGCCAACGAATGGACGCACTTGAGCTTTTATCTCTATCATGCGAGCGCTGTGGCCGGGCTGCACGCGCACGAGTACAAAGAGTTCTTCACTGAGTCTGCCAAGGGCGAAATGACCCATGTGCAGGCGTTTTTGGACCGCTTGCACGGTTTGAACTACGCGCAGCCCACGCAGTCGGGCCATGCGTTTCCATATGCCGCCCGCGTTGAAGATATTTTAACGCTGGCAATCAAGCTCGAAGAAGATGTGGTGACAAACTACACGGCACGACTAGCGCAGCTTGACGAATTAGCGGGCGCGCATCCAGAGATCGCCGCGTACCTCAAGGTGTTTTACGAAGACCAAATTCAAGACAGTTATGAAGACTGCGAGCACATGCGCAGACTGGTCGCGTACAGCACCAGCAATCTAGAGCCACAAAAGCGCGGCGACTGATACAGCGTAGCTTTCTGAACGCTTCACACTGAACGGACTCAGTGTATGCACAAAAGATGGCACTATTTGTATGTTATTGTGTACCCGTCGCTGGGGCACAAGCTTTACTTTGGCTCGCGTGTAACTCAAACAGCGCCCGAGGAAGACACGCAGTATTTTGGGTCGTCTGAGACATTTGCGCGCTACAACGACGCCGAACACGCCGAGTACCAGCCCGATGCTTTAAAAGTCGTGCTGTGGGCCAAATATCAGGCGCACGGCAAGTGTAACACCACAAAGTTAGCCAAAGCCGAAGCGCAGCTCATTAAGACAGCGCTTGAAGAGCACGGCCCGGATGCGTGTTTAAATAGAAATATCGGCGGGCGAATTTACATGACTCCCGAGGAGCAATCCCGGGCCACGGAGCGCTCGAAAGCCAATGGCGGCGGATTCTTTGGAATGACGCCAGAAAAACGCCGCAAATGGGCGCATGTCGGCGGTAAAAAATCAGCGCAGATGAATATCGGCCTGCACGGCATGACGCCTGAGCAGCTGAAAGCAGTGCAAGCCAAAGGGCGAGAGGTCATCGTGGCGCGCTACTCAAAGACATACACGTTTATAACACCCTACGGCCGACATGTTACGATAACTAACTTACGAGAGTTTTGTCGGCTGCATCACTTAAACCCTGCCCACATGCGCGGCGTGCATACCGGCCGATTGAAAGCACACAAGGGCTGGCGCAAGCCAGAAGAGTAATCATGTTCGACCAAATCACGGTGGCTTATGTTACAGCGCTGTTTCTTATTTTTATGGGTTACGTGGCAGGTTATCTCGTTGGTCGGTTGGATATCATTTACAGCGCTTTACGCCGCGTGTGTAAAGCAATACAGAATAGCGACGGGGGACACACGCCCCGCGCCCAAGTGGTGGGAGAGCCCGTTTCACGCCCAGCCCGCGCAGCGCATCGCGAAGAGTCAGACTTTGTCGTAAAACCTGTGGTGCCAGTAGATATCAATACCAGTACGTTTGTGACGGCTATTTCTACTACTGGCATGGAGCGTTCTGGGGCAGGTGAGCTTGGCAAAACCACCGCGGTACAGGATGATATTGGCGCTTCTGTCTCGAAGTTATCGCAGCTCAAAGGAAAGTAATCATGGCCAAGGGTTTAGACGTCGGAACTTCTTTCATTGTCTTAGCGTCTGATAGCCTCGAACCTATCAGCTACACCAGCGACGATAAGGCTGAATTTATCAGCTACAAAGACTTCCGAGACGCGTTCTACGTGATTAAACCCACGACGCCCGTGGCCACGAAAATGATTGAGAAGGGCCTGCAGGGCAAAGTGTTTGTGAAAGACACAGACGGCGCGTTTATTCTCATCGGCCAAGACGCCATTGATAAAGCCATCGAGCGCAACGAGTCGGCTAAGCGTCCTATGTACCGCGGCGTAGTCTCTCCCAAAGAGAAAGAAGCCAAGCGCGTATTGGCTTTTATTCTCAAAGAAGTCGCCGGCAAAGCCACCGAAGAGAACGAAAAGCTCGTATTTTGTGTGCCGGCCCAGCCTGTAGACCAAGACGACGAGGACTTTGACGTCGGCTACCACGAAGACGTCGTCAAGGCTGTCTTGGCCGAGCAGGGCTATCAGGCGCGCGCTATCAACGAGGCTGAAGCGCTGTGTTACTCAGAGCTAGCGAACGATGATTACACGGGAATTGGTTTGTCGTGGGGCGCTGGTATGGTGAACGTGTGCGTAATGCTCAACGGCGAGCCCACAGTCTTGTTCTCGACCACCAAATCCGGCGACTGGATTGATAGGATGGCAGCTGTGGCAACTGGCGAAGAAGACTCTGTCGTTCAAGCTGAGAAAGAACACGGTGAGTTCACTATCGGCGAACCCAACGAGAATCCGGTGTTAGCCGCCGTGGGTGCCTATTACGAACGCTTGATTGACTACACCACCAAACAGCTAGCGAGCGCGCTCTTGAACCACAAAGCGCTGCCCAAGTTCAAAGAGCCGTTATTGATAGCATTCGCGGGCGGGACTACGCGGGCCAAAGGTTTCCTGCAGATGTTTGAAAAGAAACTGGCAGAGAACAGTTTCCCGCTGCCTATCAAAGAAGTGCGTCACGCCAATGACCCGCTTCATGCTGTGGCTCGTGGCTGTCTGATCGCGGCTAAAATTCTCTGAGTTGTACCGCCTGCTTTGCGTGGACATCTCGCTGCGCGTGCGCTAGGATGGTCGATCCCGCGCGGCCACGTTTGCGCGTTGTTTATTAACAAACCAAGGATGGTTGTATGGCCAGTAGTCAGCGATTTGAGGGTATTATCATTGCGCACTTGGGCAACATCGCTGGGCGGCAGCCAAAACAGGAAAACAGGTTCAAATATCTAAAGGCGGCACTAGACGCTGGCTGGCACGTGTGCGCTGACGTGGTTTTCTATCAAGGCAGCTTCTTACTCCCTTTTGACGGCGGTTTTAACCCCGCCCCGCCTAGTTTCTTTTCTGGGCAGCGCGTCTGGTCGCGCTGCTACAACGCTGACACGCTAGACGCACTGTGTAACATTGGCGCGCACGCTTTTATGGACGCCGAGCATATGCCGACGTTAACAAGCTCGCAATTCATCTGGACGCCGGCTAATCGCGAACTTTCGCAACGCTCTGTGGCGTATTTACCAGAAACGGCAGAAGCCAACTGGCTGGACGGCTACGAACCGGCCGGGATCTGCACCAACGAACCGTCAAACTATATTTGATCGTTCGTTTTCTTCTGCTCTTTGACAACTTAAAGTTGAGCTGCGTATCCCTTTATGCTGCGGGATATACAAGCTGTTAAACTGAAGGTGTACCAGAAGTTAGTCGTGGTGGTCGACTGGTTAGGCGTTTCTTTGAAAGCAGGGATGCTGACAGGGTTACAGGTTCCGTGGTCAGATTTTGTCGGGCTCACGGGCGGAGGAGCGGCGAATACCACACGGGATGATTTATTATCCTTGTAAGTCGCCGCGGAACACCGGCTTCGGCCGGTACTGGACTCGCGGAAGGGGATCGCGAGGGCTTCTGGTACACTTCATTTTCTGGTTTCTGGAAAAGAGAAAGTCGTTGGCATCAAAGCAGTTACGCGCTATGGACAATGATTACTTACATGCGTTCTCAGTGTTTAGCAGCGCCTTTGGGGCGGCAGCCTTTGCAGGGCTGGCAACCCTTTTGCGGTTTGCACGGAAACTGTCTAAACTAGCTGTTGTCAGTGCGATGCTCAACGCCGGGTTTCTGGGGTTAGCCATTGCGCTGATTTGGTATCAAAATTACCGCAAAGCTGAGAACGTGTACGGGTTGATTGGGATCTGCGTGCTGGCCGGCATGGGCGGCTCCACGCTGACAGATTTGGCTATTTCGTTACTGTCCGGGGCTGGTATTAAAGTCACTATCGTGCACGAACGCGATCACATAGGAGATCACGCCGATGAGCATGACCACCCGTAAATGTCTGAGCATTATGTCGTGGGGCGCCTCACTGGTGTTCTGCGGCCTGCTTTTGTTCTCAGCCTACGCTGCCGCAGCGCATAAAACCGCGGACGCCAGCCCATCGACCGAAGCGACGACGACGATTCAATCCCGACCCTGACTAACCCAGTGCCTGATAGCTCAACGGTAGAGCGAGCGGCTGTTAACCGCTAGGTTCTAGGTTCGAATCCTAGTCAGGCAGCACACATGGAGCGACAAATGGACCGGTTCGAGTTGGAAGAGGCGATCAGCGCGTGTTTCAACACCACGGCAGACCTGAAGTTAGTCACGGGCCGCGTGTTAGACGGCGAGACAACGCCGGACATGCTGGCCAACACGCTGATCGGAATCCAAGAGCTTCACGACCTGCGCTGCCAAAGGGTTTTTGATATTTTTGAGGCGTTAGTCGAACGCGGCACTATTTCGTAAGACATATTCAGGGCCAGCTATGGACAGCTTATCAGCGCTTGATCCGCTGGCGTGGGATCCTGAGTTTTTCAAAGAACACCCGGCCTACGCTGCCGGCCAAGCCCTTGGGTGTCTGTATCAGGGCAACAAGCAGGCCGCGACAAGCTATCCACTCTCCGGGCGGCTATATCTCTCTAAGTCCGGCTGGCTTCTGCTTTCTGTGCCCAATGCGCTCGTGCGGGGTGTGTATGACGCCATGACAGCACCGGGCGCTGAACTGCCCATTGGTGAGCATTCCGAGGTGCTTAACGCGCACATCACGGTTATGACCGGCGATGAAGTAACAAAAGTCGGCGCTGACAAGATCAACGAGCGCGGCCACATGTTCGGCTACACGCTAGGCTCTCTTAAAGAGATTGAGCCAAAATCAGGCAGTCAGCTCAGCAAAGTCTGGGCAATTCAAGTCTCGGCGCCGTTACTCTCAGCTTTGCGCAAGAGCTACGGCTTGTCGGCGCTGCCAAATGACGACGAGCCGTTCCACATTACAGTGGCTGTGCGCAAGCGCGGTGTCTTACTCGATAACGGCGTCGCCAAGGGCTACGAGACTCCCACGGAAGTTACAGACGGTGAGAGCTTCGCGCATCCCATTAGTCGGGGAGAGTTAAAAGCTGCCGCAAACGGACTTTCCCGAGCGGGAACAAATGATTGCTTACACAGCAAATTTTCCCGCACGGGAACAAACGATCTGTTACATGGTGGAAAAGCTGACAATGTTCCCGATCGGGAATTCTTCCCAACATCACTCGCTGAGGGCCAAGAAGATGAGCGCGAACACACAGACAATGATCAAGTCGCCAAAGAAATTGCCAAGGATCACCTGTCCCAAGACCCCCAGTACTACAAAAAAGAAAAGCTGATTGAGCAGCTGCCGGCCAAGATCGCCAGCGTGTACATGCAGCAGCTCAAAAATCTAGCCAACTTCCGTGAGCCGATTGTGTACGACGAGTCTAAGCCCGTGTATCAGAACGTGGTTGACCATGTGTTCAAGGCTAAGCAGCGCGGGGATTTTATCTTGCGCTCACAGCAGAACGCGCATAACTACAAGGCGATGCTGGACCCGCACTACAGATATCAAGTAGCGATGCAGGCGGTGAATGGCACGTTGCCCCAGATGGACCCATTAGATAAAACCGTACAGATGTACGGTAATGATATCTTTGACACCATCGGCAATCTGGGGAAGAAAAAGCATGGCTGACACGGTCCCCAATTCTGATGACGCGCCAAAAGAGTCTTTCTTAGATCGGCTCAAGAAGTTGCTTGGCCAAGAGACAAAGCCCGTCACGCCCAATGTGCCAACGCCCGCACCAGTCGAGACGCATTATTTAAAAGCGCTGGCAATCTTGCGTCAGATTGACTTCAAAAAACTTGGCCCGGTGGTATTCACCGTGCCGGTCGTGCTTTTTTTTGCTATCAGCGGGTTTATCGCGTGGCTGGGTTTGCTCGTTGGGTTTTTTATCCGCATTGTCAAAGCTGTAGTGTGGCCGCGTCATGATTAGCGAAGAAAACTACACGCCCTATGTAGAGTGGCGCCGCGTTCCCCAAAGAGTGGCGGAACTCGTTCCATATGCGCTGGCGGCCAAGCTTGTCCACGAAAAAGCTGCTGTCGCCGCTGGTATTGCGAGTACCACAGCTGCCACGTGGACGCCCGAACTTAATGCCATCACGGTGTACACGCCCGAGCCGTTGTCCAAGACGGCGTTGGACATTTACGAGCGCGAGATGGCTGATGGCGACCACAATCTGGCTGTTGTGCCCATGATGGACGTCACGCCAAACTGGGCCGAAGAGATTATTATTAAACAGGGCACGTTGATTCCGGGTCTGCCAACTGTTTGGAACACCGGGAACAAACTATTAGGCGGGCCGACGCCGTTATCTAATGGCATCGTGGCGAGTGTTTTGGGCGCAGGCGCGGGCTACGGCGCGGGCACATTAGCCGAGCACTTGTTTCCAGAGCGCTACCTTCAGCGCGGCAAGCTTCGCCGCACGTTAGCTATGATGGGTGCGCTTGGTGGCGTGGGTCTAGCTGGCGTGAATGCCTACGCCAATGCGCGCGCGCTCCGTACGGGCATGCTCAGCGGCTTAGTGACGCACAACGAAACGCCCGTGGTGTCGCCGTATGAGCAGGCTAAGTTAGAGAAAGAATCGTTCGACCAGTTTGGCGGCGACTTTCTCCACAGCCAAATGAACCAGCAGCTGGGTATGAACGCCATGCAGCAGGCGAACCAGCAGCAGTTCATGCAGCAAGGCATGTTTAACCAGCAGCAGCAAAACTCATTGCCGCCGATGTATCAACCGAGTGTTCCCGTGGCGCAGTTTAACAACGCTATGTGGAACGACGTGCGCAAGGGTATGACCAACGGTTTTGATACACACACGCCACCGCAGTATGCCGCGGCCACAACAGGACTCATGTCTGGGATCAGCACTAACAATAACTCACCCATTATTCGCCCGATTGACGTAGTAACTGGTATTGCGTCCGCCGGCGTTGGATTAGCCACCGCGCACGTTGTCGGTAAAACCCTTTCGGCATTGGCAGGATTAACACCAGCTGGGCAGAACAAGTTACAGGACATGGGGTTATGGGGCGGCATGATGCACGCCATCGTTCCGCCTATGTTTGGTCGTTAACATCGGTGTTGCGCCACGTATACGCGTGTGTCACAATAGGTAGTATTAACTTGCATGGAGGCAAAACAATGGCAACTGCAAAAAAGAGTGTTGAAACAATCCGTGAAGAACTGCGCGTCCTGACAGCCGCGGCTGACGACGCGACCGCCGTGGCTGCAAAAGACAACTGGCTGACCCCTGAATTCTGGACCATGGCGACGGCCGCGCTGACCAATCTCATGACCGTGGCCGTGTTAATCGGCTGGGTTGACCACACAAACGCAGATGCTCTGATGACGGCTGTAACCGCTATCATCGGCGCGTCGCAGGCTATCGTTGTGAACACGGCTTTGATTTGGAAGTTTATTTCCAGCCGGGCGCAGACCAAGGCGCAGATGGTTGAAGCGCGCTATCGCTACATGGAAGCCATCGCGGTAGAGAAGTTTCGCGCTGAGCGGAGTTTTTAACATGCAACTCGAAGAACTGGAAGCAAAGGTTAACGCATCTCCGGCGCTACGTTCCCTGCGTGACCGGTGTATGTCGGAGATGTCGCACCGCGTGGATAACTCGACGCAGTTTGGCATTATCTTGATTCTGAGCATGATTTCAGTGGCTATTCAGATTGCCACATACTGCAAGAACAAGAACAAGGCTGAGTTGCTGCAGGACATGCGCGATATTCGAACACTGCCGCCGCGAAAGCTTTTACGGCTCAAGCGGCAAGTCAACAAGTTGTGGCGCGAAGAATATCCCGACAAGCCAATTACAGTACGTCAGCCTAACCCGATGCTGGAAGTAATGTACGAGTTGGGCGAAAACGCTGAGGACGCCGCGTTAAACGAACTGTTAACATTAGCGAACGTACCTGACTGATTTTTTTGTTTGCAAGGATGCAACGCATGGCAAAAAAAGCAAAAACTGCTGACGTGCAGGCGAGCGTTTTGCCTACGCAAGAAATCCTGAAGAAGCTCTTTGATCTTGGCTATTTCGGCGCCAAGTCGTGGGCTGACGTGCAGAACCTGAAAGGCGCGCAGCTGATCAAAGCCATCAAGGCTTTTCAGGCATTTCACGGGTTAGATCCGACCGGCGTGGTGGGCCCGAAGACCGCCAATAATATCAATAAGCGTCGGTGCGGCCTGCCGGACTTCAATATCACGGCAGCGAATAGCGCGCCCTGCAAGTGGCCTATGGCGGCGATTACGTACTTCCATCAGGTCAAGCTTCCGGGCATGACTGATGAGCAAGTCAAGGAAGCCTACGACATTGCGTTTTCGCAGTGGGCCAAGGTCTGCGATATCGAGCCTGTGCGCGTGGACGGCCCCACGAAGGCGAATATTTACGCGAAGTCTGGCGTGGGCCGGGCAAACGGTTTAGATGACCGCGGCGGCACACTCGCGTGGAGCGAACTGCCGTGCGGCGTTGCTGAGAATGTTCAGCTTGACCAGATGTTCGACGAGGCGGAGGCGTGGAGTTTTAATATGGCCGTGGCTGTGATCTGCCACGAGCTGGGCCATGCACTGGGTCTGCCGCACTTGGAAAACGGCAACTTAATGGCGCCCTATTACGACCCAAACGTGACAGCGCCGCAGAAGGGCGACGTCAAAGAGATTGTGAAGCTCTACGGCAAACGCACGAAACCTTACGCTATTACACAAGACGCGTCGCTGCAAATTGGCGGCACTATTGTTATTAACGGTCGGCCGTACGTACTAGTGCCGAAGACCTGATAGATTAGATAACACTGTTTTACACTGGAGTAACTTATGACTCAGTTTCAAATGATTTGCGCTGTTGTATTTGCATTAGCTGCATTAGCTGTGTATCGCAGCGTGCTGGCAAATGGTGTGCGTAGTTTACTGCGCGGCGCTACACCTTCAAACGTGCCCGTGGTGCAGCCGTCGATCGCTGTGAATCTTGTGAATGACATTGTGTCGGTGACGAATCTTCGGGATCGTCTGACCGCGGAAGGTTGTCAAGAAGGCGCGGAAGCCTGCACGGCGTTACTGCGCGTGATCGTGGAGTTCAAGGAACCATCAAAGGGTGTCGTATGAACTGCAAAAACTGTAATACAGCTCTGCTGTGGTTAGCCGGCGCCTTGCTGGCCGTGTCATTTGTGTTCCCCAATGGCCTGAAGCTCGGCAAGCCCGCAGCCCCAGTTGCGCCAGTTGCTGAGCACGCTACAGACGCTGAAATTGTTCGGGTGTTGGCCGAAGCCACAGCTGCTGACAAAGCGAACGTTAATGGTATTTATACGGCACTGGCTACGATCCTGCGCCGTGACATTGCCAAGCCGCCCATGCGGATTACGACCACTGAGAAATGGGCTGATCTGCAGGCAAACACGCTGCAGTTAGCTATTGAGCAAGTGGGTAAGTATCCGGGTTTAGACAAAGCCATCGAGGCCGTGTTTTTGGCAAAAGTCGGCACGGATGATGTGGTACAGGGCTCACCAGAAACGCACGCCAAGTTAATCGACGCGTGCGAGACGATTGCCAGTTCTGCCCGCTAGGAGTTTTTAATGTTTGACGCCATGCTTATTCTGGCGGCAAAAACAGTCTTTGTTCTGTTTTTGTTGTGGTACTTGGTGTGCATTGCGCTTTCCGTATACGAGTTGTTACTTTGCGGGTTAAATGTATTTGTACATGTACCTGTAGGGTTGAGAGTTGTTTTACAAAAAGGTGAAATTATGGCAAATGTTCTGACATATCGTGTTTCTGTAAATGCTCCGGTTGACGGCGACGTTGTGTCGCGCGAGCTGACGGTGACCGTAAACGGTGTTGAGTCGACGGTTGTGACGGCTGCTGGTACCGCGACGGACCTTGGTTCCGTGGACGTACCGCAAGACGCGCTGGTTGTTCTTTCTTTGGTCGACGTGGACGATGCCGGCAACAAGTCGGAACCGGCTACGGTTGCGTTCACTGCCCTCGATACATTAGCCCCGGCGCAGCCCGGCGGTTTTAACGTGACGCTGGTGAGCGAGAAGGTTGTGACTGATGCGCCGGTTGTTGAAACCCCGACTAATACCACGAACGGTTAATTTACATGCCGGAGACATGCCATGGCCGCCAACGAACATTTCTTTGAAAACGTCTATGACGTTGTGGCAGCGTATGAAACGGGCTTCACGGGTGCATACAGCAACCCCGAAGCCGCAGCTGCGCTTCGCCAGCAGATTCAAGCTGGTGGTGGTATTCCTGATGGGGCCATGGCATGCTCGGCGTATAAACTGGAAGAAACCGGGAAAGGCAAGTTAAGCCTGCCGTTTCTTGAGATTGTTAAGCTCTACCCAGACTGTTTACCGGGTGGCGCGCAGGGCCGTGGGGATTGTGTAAGTTGGTCAACCCGGAACGCCTGCTTGGGCACCATGTGTTGCGAGATTACAAGCGGCGTCCCCGACCCGAATAGCAATCGGTTAGAGGGTGCACCGGAAGTAAGCGACGCCGGCCGGCTTAGCGGCGTCTTAGCGACAGAAGCGTTTTACAATTGGCGCCGGCACGGTGGAGACGGCTGGAGCTGCGCTGAAGCTGCGCAAGTAGCGCTTAATGACTCGGGCTTGTGGCTGCGCAAGAAGTACGACGAGATCAACGTCGACTTCACCACGTACAGCTCCAAGAATGCCGGTCTTTATGGTTCTCGTACGCCGCCAGACTCGTGGTTAGCGATCGGCAAAGATCACCGTGTCCAGACGGTTACAGAAGTCGAAGAGTACGAAGCCATGCGCGATTTACTCGCGAATGGTTATTGCATTTCATCGTGCGGCGGCGAGTCCTTCTCGTCTGATAAAGACATGAACGGCTACTCAAAGCGTACCGCTGCTGGGTGGGCTCACGCTATGGCTTATCTGGCCGTAGACGACCGCGACGAGATTAAAAAACTATATGGTGAGCCGCTTGTTATGCTCCAGCAAAGTTGGGGAAATTGGAACGACGGCGGTCGGCGTATTTTCGGCACATTTATTGATATTCCGATTGGCGCATTCTGGGTGAAGTGGTCAGATATCAAAAACCGATATATGATCGCCATGTCGGGCGTAAACGGTTGGCCGCCCAAGAAACTCAAGAATTATGGCGCGCTCGGCAACATTTGAGCGCAACGTGTCGCAAAAAGTGTAAAAGGACAACACATGTTTGAATGGCTTATGCTTCTTTTGACTCCGTGGGTGCCCAATGCCACGCCGACTGAAACAAACTATATCGGCATGGTCGCTGCAGAGACTGCTTACTCTGCTTTA